TTCCTGCCCCACACCTACAAGCGTGAGGATATTCCGTTAAAGGAACTCAACCTCACGTTCATCAACGATTTCGAGTATTTTCTGCGCACGGAGAAGAAATGCCGCACCAATACCGTGTGGGGCTACATGATTGTGTTGAAACACATCGTTTCCATTGCAAGGAACAACGGGCGTTTGCCGTTCAATCCCTTTGCCGGATATATCAACTCTCCCGAAAGCGTGGATAGGGGCTACCTCACCCAAACGGAGATACAGACGCTCATGGACGCACCGATGAAGAACGCCACCCACGAGCTTGTACGGGACTTGTTCGTCTTTTCTGTTTTCACAAATGTTGCATTAAACAAAATGTGACTGTGAATCAGAAAGTTATTGTCAGCCAAAAAGAAATAGGTAATGGTTTAGAAACCTTTGAAGTTCACCATTCTGCTCATTTCCAATAAGTCAATCAACTAATTGCAAAGATACAAATTTATCTTTGAATCATCATCCCTTTGCTTGAAAATAATTTGTATGTACAAAAAATAGACTGGGAATTTAAAGAATTGATGTAAAATGAGTATTTTTGCACACTAAAGTTTAATATTTACTCATATGACAAAAATATCTCATCCAAATCGGTTAAGAGTCATATTGGCGGAAAGACAAATTAAAAATCGCTGGCTTGCTGAACAACTGGGTAAGTCAGAAATGACCATATCTCGTTGGTCTACTAATAAGGCTCAACCTTCGCTTGACCAACTTATAGAAATTGCGAAGTTGTTGAATGTAAAATTAGATGATTTACTTGAACCATATAATACAAAATAATTATGGAATACACCACAGGTGATATAATTGAAAAAGCAAAAGTTATCAGTATAAAAGATTTTGGTGCTTTCGTAGAAATAAGTCCCTCTCAAAATGGACTTATTTACTTTTCACAAATTGTTCCGAAAGTAGCATACGGCGATGTTGCCAGTGTTTTATCTATTGGGGATGAGATACGATGCGCTGTATCTGAAATTAAACCTGACGGAAAGATTAGCTTGACAATGAAAATAAGGAAACGTATTGAGCGTAAGCATCAAATTAAGCAAGTTAAGAAAGATATAGCTAATCTGTCGGACGAAAATACGAGTTTGCGTTCTATATGGATGGTACTAACAAATATTCAGCACTATATGCTGAAATATATGCAGTTGGCAATTCCGCTTAAGAAAGGCTCTGCCTGTTTGAATCCTAAAGGCAACAAATTGATTGCTAAAATAGATTCACAAATCCACTTTGACAATTTCAAAAGTGAGGTAAGAAGGCTTTTTAGCACAGAAGTCATTCGGCATAATCAGTTATCTGGTTTCTACTATTTTGAAACTGACGTTGATTTATGTTCAAATATGCAAGACTTTGTTGATTCTTGTAGCAATATGTATATTTCCGTTCATCCTAATCCTACTGTTGAAATACAGATTAAGTATGCAGACGATACTTCAAGAGAAATTATTAAAACACGACTTCAAAACTACTATTCGCAATTGGATTTCTTTGAACTCAGCAACAATTTGATGATTGTTACTGTTCCATATGAAAATCGTACTACACTGGAAGACTTGAAGGAAGAACTCGGCTATGCATTAAATGGTATTCGCAATGGTGTTCCAGACTCAACAGAAGAAGAACAAATAGCTTATAATCCAGCAAGATTTGTTTACGAGATTAATTATCCACAAGATGGAGCAGATCGCTTCCTATTGACTTTCGACAACGAAACATTGTTAGACAAAGAAGGACTCCGCTTCGGTAGTCTTTACGGGCAAAGTTTCATCGTCAAGGACGGAGAAGCTGAATACAAACTTGGCAAGCTCTGCAAGATTGATTATCCAAATGTTGCGTTCAATCTTTTGCCAGAAGATTGCGGCAAGATAAAGGAAATGGCTGAGAATGATTGCATCACTGCTGTTATTCCCGACATGGACGATATGACTGGTGAAATAGAAAAGGTCAATCGTCTTAGAGATTCGTTCGACAGAATCACTGAGCATCCCGAAGATTTGGTCAATCCTCAACTTGCTTCCTATCTGTTTGACGCTTCAAAGGCTACCAAATTAGAAAATGAAGTTATAGAAAAACGAATTGAACAAATAAGAAAATGCCAACTCAACGAATCCCTTAACGAATCTCAAATTCGAGCGATTGCAAAAGCGGTTGAAGCCAAAGATCTTGCCATTATTCAAGGTCCTCCGGGCACAGGCAAGTCAACAGCCATTGCAGAATTGATTTGGCAATTGGTTCAGCAAAAGCCGGATAGCAGAATATTGCTTACATCGGAAGCTAATCTTGCTGTTGACAACGCTTTAGATAGAGTAAAATTCTCAGTCCATAATATTGTTAAACCAATTCGTGTAGCTGCTGGTGACAAATTTTCTGCCGAAGGTTTTGCGTACTCACAAGTGGAGATGAAGAAGTGGGCAGGAATCGAAATGTCAGATATTGACACAGAGGACAATGCTGTTGCCATAGATACAGACGAATACAAGTCGTTTAATCCGCAGGAACTTGTATTGAACAGATGGATGAAGAACATCTACAAACGTTCACAACTTCACTTGCAACGAGAAGACTTGAAGCACTTGTGGTTTGATTTTCTCACGGATTTACCGTCCGAATGGCGAAAGGAAGTATATCAGGAATACGTCAGCCATTGCAATGTCATAGGAGCTACTTGTAGTTCTATTTCCGATACCAATTACTCTGCCACAGAAGCAAAAGGAAAACACAGAGATTCACGTTTCATCAAACGTTTTCGTGCAATCTTTGGCGAGACAGAGAAAAACGGTTATCCTGTATTCTTGCGTTTCAACACGGTTATTCAAGACGAAGCCAGCAAAGCGACTCCAGCCGAATTGTCTCTTCCTCTTGTATATGGCGAAAAGGCCGTGATCATTGGCGACCATCGTCAGTTGCCACCTAATCTTGACAGGGAAGACATCTTATTCAAACTGCACATGCAAAGGTTGAAAGCCGACAGCAGGGAAGAACATGACCAGATAGAACAATTAGAGTTATATGTAAGAAAGAATTTCGACATTCTGGAGAAGTCGCATTTTGAAAGACTCTTCCGACAAATTGATTCATCTCTACGTGGTACTTTCGACACACAGTATCGTATGCACAATGACATTAATCGTGTCATTGAGCAGTTCTATATCGATGACGGTGGACTAAAATGTGGTGTAGCCAACGAAAGCCGGGAACACGGCATTGATATTCCTAATCTCATTTCGCCAGACAATCACGTTATTTGGATAAACACATCTTCTCCGGAAGTTCGAGACGGAACATCACGAGCAAATAAAGGCGAAGTAGAAGCCATAGAGTGGGTGTTGTCGCAGTTTTCAAAGTCAGAGAGTTTCCGCAGTTATCAGGAATCTCTGCCTACCAATGAAGACCGAGAAATCGGACTGATTACATTTTATGGCAGTCAGTTGAAACGATTGAAAGGAATCGTGGATAAAGAAACAAAGAAAGGACTCTGTATAAAGATGAGTTCTGTTGACCGATTCCAGGGAATGGAGCGCAATATCATCATCGTTTCGTTGGTAAGAAGCAACTCCACTGCGCAGAAATGGGGACAAAAACCAGACTACAACAAATTCCCAAATGTAGGATTCCCGGCACAAAAAGAATACGGTTTTGCCAAATCACCCAATCGTCTTAACGTGGCTTTGTCACGAGCAAAGAGACTGCTTATCATCGTTGGCAACGGTGAACATTTCAGCAACTACATCAATTCACAAGGGCAAGCCATTTACAAGAATGTATTCGATGAGGTAAAAAGCAATCCTAATGGCAGGATTATAGAATGGAATGTTAGCAAACCGAAACAAGAGCGTGTGGCGAAGATTGTCAGAGTACCAATGCCTATACAACGTTCTGTAAACCTGAACACTCGTGACATCAACACAGAAACAGAAAAGAATCTGCGTATAAAAGAAACATGGCTTACACCAGACGGGCAACCCGTTGAGAATCCGCATTTCGCAGTCCTTGAGTTGTCAACAAAAGCGGTGAAACTGCTTATCGGTAGAGACGAGGAAACAATCAGGACTGCAACACGATTCGATTTCAACAATTTCATTCGTGATGCTGCCAAACCTGAAACAGGAAAGGGATTGGACAGCCAAAACATAATGAATATGGAATACTTTAGAGGAAGGGTTCTTCCTGTAATCAAGAGAATGAAACAGAAAATGCGTTCAGAAGGTGTAGATGTGGTTTACACTGTTGCCACGGCTGCCTATCGTACTGCAAAGAATCGCGATGAGGTGATAGAATGCATTCGTCGTGAAGCAGGAATAAATGTACGCATATTGTCGAAGAAAGAGGAATCTGTGGCAACAATGTTTGCCTACGGCATATCATCACGTTACAAGTTAGAGATCCAAAAGTCAAGACATTCAGTGATGGTTGACCAAGGTGGTGGTTCTACCGAAGTCAGTGTATTCAATCAAGGCGAATTGGAAGGTTCATACAGTATTAACCTCGGTACAACGGCCTTGCGTAATATCCTAACAAAAGACGTTTCACCAACTACGCTTTTGATCGATGCTTTTAAGAAGAGCGACCAGATGCTGAGAGAAAGAATGGTGGCATTTACCAAGAATATGAATACAACTATGCAAACCAACGAAGATACATTCTGTGTCAGCGTGGGTTCCGCTATTACTCATGCAACAGGGAAAAAGAACAATGCTTCGCAACACGATAGTATTCTCAATTACGAACAGATTGCAGAAAAGATAGAAAATATCACAGTGAAATTACAAGAGAAATTCAACACTGTAGGCGATTTAGTGCGTTGGGAACAACAAATGACAGGTGATACTATAGATGATATGCTTACTTTGCGTATGGGACTGCCAATGTATCTACTTCTTATGGAAAAATTCAATATCAAGCAAATTCATGTTTGCGGAACAGGTTTGTGGTATGGTATATATTTACAGCATCTTTTTAATGTAGCCGACTGATTATGAATACTAAGACATATAATAATTTGATATATCGTTCTGTTGAGAAAGACAGACAATCTCGTTCGCTTGTTTTGAAAACACGCTCATGTATTGTTGAATATTATACTGTCCACAAACTTGAGCCATTAGACATACTTATTGGCGAACTGCTTCTAGAAAGCGAGAATACAAGACTTGAATATGTTGTTTTAGGGCAGATTCTTGGTTTTGATGTAGAAGCTCGACCAGAAAATGATATGTATTATGACGAAGCAGAAAACAATTTGTTCCATAAGTTCCTGAATTCGGTACAAGATTGGGGAATAATAGACGTTGACAAAGAAAATGGTCTCGTAACCCTGACGGCTTTAGGCAAGGTTTGTTTGCAGAACAAAAAGAAATACAAATTCTTTACCGCACAAACAAACGCATTGGAATTTGACCGTTTGAAAGCAGCTGACGGCGGTATCGTATCGCTTTATCCGTTCCATTCAGAATTAGGTTTGTCTCTTTCGCTTGATTATGCCAAAACACTCAATTACGAAGATTGTTTGTGTGAAGTAATCAACTGTGAGACTGACGATGTACTGATAAATAACTTGAAGTTGCAAGTTCCAGAAGGAATCTGTGTTTACAAAGCCGAGCCCACCAATTATTTGGGTGTAAAGCCAATCAAACTGGATATTGAACTTTACGAGACAGAAGGCAAATATTCACTGAATTTCATTTCGGCTGGCAATAGCTGTCCGGTGTTGAATGCTCTATTTGAACTTGGTGTTAATGCTGATGCAAAAGAACGTAAAGTGGAACAATGCCTGTACTATCGCCTTGTCAACAATCCAGATGTTATTCTGGACTACAAAGTTTTGCAGCCATTTGAAGATATTATCGAGGTTGACCGACTGATAGAAGATTCCAGATTAGTTTGGACTGACTCACAATTACTTCAGCTTATAATTTCACAATGTGATGCTGATCGTTGGCATTCTTTGTCAAAGTATTGCGATGTGGAAGTCTTGAAGAATATAATCCCTGACCACATTCAAGACTTGGACTGGGGAGCATTGACACTCAGGCTTGACAGCCAATATATTTTCACCCATTCAACGGATTATCCGTGGGATAAATACACGCTGTTTGCTCGCACTCCCGTAGAGAAGGAGTTGATACAGAAATTCCTCGTCGAATATTCATTCCCAGAGGGGAAAGACGATGACCAATGGGATTGGGATGACGTTCTACCTATTGTTGGTATGGACTTCATCACGCAACATCTTGGCGACATTCCGTTCGACCTTACCGATATCACAAAAGAACTGGATGACACGCAACGTCAATACATAGTAATAAATCCCGATGCCCGTTGGGATTGGCAATTTGTAGTGACTGAATATCCTATTGACTTTATTATCTCTAATATCGCTGTCTTGTATCCGCATATCAATATGCAGATACTTGTGCGGCGTATTTTTGCAGACAATGAACTCGCCAGCCTTTATGCAACATCGCAACCGCTGAAAGACAGTATCCTGGCCTCAGAACTTCCTCTGCGATTCAATGCCAACAGTCTTGGTTTTGTTTGGACTGACGAAATTATTGATTTCTTTGAATCGTGTAGGTTGATTTCTTGGCCATCAACTACATATCAATCAGGTTTTGAGTGCAACCCGAACTTGGTTTGGGATGCGAACTTCTTCCAGAAATACAGCGACAAAGTAACAACTCCGCAAGGTTACAGTTGGGTTTCTCGCCGTGTAACAGATTCAGCAATTGTTGACAACAACCCGAATTTCCAATGGAATAAAATTGCGTTGTCACAGAATCCAGCAATTTGCCACAACCTCGCTTTCATCACCTCGCATTGGAATGTAGTGGATGCCGCGACAATTATCATGTGTTGCGATACTGCAATGTTGGAAGAATTGTTTCTTTCGTTGTCAGCAAAAACAATGGTCGGTCAATTGCTGGCTACGTCGTTGGATATTCAGAAACGACTGATTGCAAATCTTTCTACAGAAACCATTCTTAACAGTTACTCAGAAGGATGGAACAAAACTCTATTTACAGAAAGTATTTGTCAATCTGTTGACTTGGCAACATTAGATGAAGTCGTATGGCATGAAATGTTGGATTGGGAATATCTGACAGCAAATCTGCCTGTTGCAGACATTAAATCGAATATAAACAAGTATGCTGACAAGTGGAATCATATTGTTTTTGCCAATCGTGTTACTGGCAAAGAATTGTTAGCTGACAAGTTTCTGGAAACTTATGCCGAGGTAATTTCTGAACAGAACTTGACGAAAGAAATCTGGCCAGTAATAACCTGCAAATTCCCTGCAAACGAACTCATTTCGCTCGTCGAGGAATACAGCGATGAACAATATCGCTGGGATTATGCTCACATGTATGAGCTGGCTGATTTTCCTGCAAAAGAATATATTGAGCAACATACGGAGAATGTGCGGTGGGCTGAGTTCTCGGCATCTGCCGCGGCAAACAGGCTGTTCTCAAAGACTGGTGCAAACAAAACACAAAGTTTGTGGCTGCGCATATACGAAGACATGCTGAACAATGACGGTTATCAGTGGGATTTCAACAAACTGACAAAACAGCCAAACATCTTGAAACTACCAAAACTGTTCTTACTGAAAAAAGAATGGGATTGGGAATACATATCTGAACACGCAATATGGATATCAGCTCAGGAAGGCAAAGATTATTATTTCAAGTTGTTTGTTGACTTGTTGGATTTCGGTAAGTTATCGCATCGCACAGACATTGAACTGACAGAGAAAGTTATTGAGCAATACGACAAGAAAAAGCAATGGGATTGGAATGCTTTGGTGCAGAATGAAAGCATAAACTTTTCGTTTGAATATATCGACAAGCACGAAGACAAACCTTGGAATTGGCATTCCCTTGCACATCGTGAAGGTTTACCGTTTGATGTAGTTCTCAGCCACAAGGAAAAAGATTGGGATTGGCATTACCTGTCAACTCTCGACATCTTTGTGCCGTCTGTTGATTTGCTGACTTATCTTGCCGAGCATGATTATGAAATAGACTGGAATTCTGTTTCTGAAAACAAGGAACTTACAAGCGATGTCATTGATACATTCAAGGATAAAATTAACTGGAATGTGTTTGTCAATTGTTGTTCCGCGCTCCCTTCTATCGCAACAGTTGATTTCTTGAAGAAATACAAGGATGCTATTTCCTGGGAAGACTTCAATGAACGTCTTGGTGTGGATGTTGAGACTGAAATGTTGCAGGAGTTTGCCAATCGGCTCAATTGGAGATTTGTTTCTCAGTCACAGAAAATAAAGTTTACAGAGGAACTGGTTCGCAAGTACGAGGACAAATGGTTCTGGCCAGAATTGATGCGGAATATAAAATTTCAAGAAGATATTCCTGATTTTGAAAACATTTTTGCCAACCATCGCAGTATTGTTACATTTACCGACAGAATTAAGAATTATCGCAGTAATCCGTGCATCTACCACTTTACGCATTTTTACAATGCAATAGATGTTATCCGCAGCCGAAAGATTCTCAGTCGAGATCGTGCCGAAGAATTGGGATTGTTGAAATATGATTCTGCTGGTTCTGTCATATTCCGCAGTAGTAAAGCACACAAATTTGCTCGTTTCTATTTCCGTCCTTGTACTCCTACTCAGTATTATAACGAGGCCTTGGGTGCTGATTCAAAATTAGGTGAGTGGAGAACAAAATGGTATAAAAATTGGTATGGTGAATGGGAATCTACACGCGAATGGGAAAGCAAATATCCAAAAGCTGTTGGACTGGGTCTACCGAAATGTCCTGTACCTGTGTTCTTCAAGTTCGACATAGATGAAGTCTTGGCGAAAATTCCAGAGAAATGTTATTACAGCGACAGAAATATGCAGTCGGACACCCCGAATGTGTATCAAATCATTGTTAAACCAGAATCATTGGGGCTTGAATATCTGTATAGCACAATGCAAGACGCATATATAACAGCAAAAAGTTCTGGCAAATATAATCGTGGGGTTCATTTGGACGAGATGAGTAAAGTGATGAGATACTCTCAGCAAGAATTCCTTGTTATGTCGGAATTTAACTTTAGCGAAATCAAGTCTCTCCAAATTATCTGCTACGACAATTCTTATGCGGAGCTATTGAAAAAAATCTTTGCAGATGATCCAATCTCTGAGAAGATTGTGGCAGATAGTGATGAGAGGCTTTTTGAGAGAGAAAACCGTAGACTTAATCTTTCGTCATCAGAAGACAACGTTCGTCTGTCAACTGACTTCGAGGATGAATACTATTTCAACATCACAAGCGAGAAAATGTCTGAAGTGGAATTCGACTTGTCTGCTTGCGAAGTTATCTATGACACAACAAACGAACTGCGCTTAAAGGGAACTATAGCATGGAAGAAGACAGACATTCCGTTCAATATCTTTTTCGTTGACCCGAAAGCAAGAACAAAAGAATGGCTCGTATATCAAAACATTTAACATAAACGGCATGAACAACATAACGATAGTAAGAGGAAACATCTTCAATACGAAAGCACAGACCGTTGTCAACACGGTCAATTGCGTGGGCGTGATGGGAAAAGGCATTGCGCTGGTTTACAAACTGCGTTATCCGCAGATGTTTGACATTTACCAAGATTATTGCAAGCGGCATCTTATCAGTATTGGTAAACTGTGGCTTTATAAAGGTGATGGAACCGACCCATGGGTGTTGAACTTCCCGACAAAATTTCATTGGAAATATCCAAGCAAAATAGAGTATATAGAACAAGGACTGAAAAAATTTGTTGACACATACGATAAATGTGGTATTACATCCGTTGCATTCCCAATGCTGGGAACACACAATGGTGGGCTCGATAAAGATGCAGTTCGAACACTTATGATTAATTATTTGTCACAATGCAATATTCCTATTGAGATTTACGACTACGATCCAATGGCTTCTGATGATTTATTTGAGACATTTAAAGAAAAATGGTTTTCCATTCCATCTAATGAATTAAAGAAAGTGACTCAAATTCGACAGAAAAAACAGATAGACATTATCGATAACGCGCTTCGTTGTGATAATCTTAAGTCAATGATCTCCCTTATATCATATCCTGGTATTGGTATCAAGACTATGGAGCGTTGTTTTAAAGTTGTAATGGGCTTCCAAAAACAGCTTGTTTTATTTGCCGATAGATAAACAAAAGTTCCATACATGAAAAGCCAAGTCGAAATATGCACCATAACAATACGCATCGTTTCGACTTGGTTAAAAAATCATTTAATGCACATTTTTCAACTTCTCCTGCATCAGACTGTCGGACACAGTCTTTAATCCTTTGTCGTAGCCGTCAGCTTCCTGCCGTATCCATTCGATGGCTTCCTCATTGCGGTGGATGTCGAACACGTCATTCAACCAAAGGATATGATTGGCGTTGCAACCTCCCCATGAACGGATGACACGGAACTTCAACGCATCGTCCGCATACTGGCGCTTGGATTTCCAAAACTCGATGTTACCCCAGATGGAAAGGCTGCATACGATACCCATGCCGACCAAAAGAGAAAATACCTTGCTCGACCGGATGTCAAAACTGTGGCGGTGGATATGTTCCTGCGGCTCGTTTTTCTGTTCTTCCGAACTTCGGACAAACGACTCTTTCAAATCACGCAACAGACCCAGTATCCTGTTCGATGTCTTTACTTCCGATTCCCCGAATTTGGTCAGCATGGCATTGGTTTGCTCTTGATGTTCCTTTGCAGAACTGTCAAACAAATCCTTTATGGAAGCCAAATCCATTGCAGGAGCTTGTTCTTCTGATTGACTGCTGCTTACTTTGGGTGCGTTCTCTAATCTGTCATTGATGCCCTTTAAGCCATTTTTGATGTCCTCAAAGAGCGCATATACTTCGTTATTATCCATATTTAGAATCTTATTTTACGTTGTTTCTTTTTCTTGTTCCTGCGTTTTAGCTGTTCCTCAAAATAGTTCTCATCTGCCTGAGCGTTTGCATTGTCCGGCATGAAAAGACCAATCGAACTGCTGTACAAATCATCGTTGCCCCTTGATCCGGATGGGAGTATAGGCAGTTCTTCACGATACGGCGATGATATGATTTCCTGCCGTTCATTCTGCCTGTTCCGTTCTAATGCAGCGTCAATCTTGGAAAAGCTAAACCGCCTGTCAATCTTGGAACCGCTGAACGAATAGCCGTTCATGGTGAAAACTACACCCTGTACCTCGTCCGACTTGCCCTTGTACTTGAACCGCATATCCACGCCCTGTTTCTTCAGATTAGCGGTAAGCATGTTCCAGTTTCCACACCTTGAAACCTCCGATTTAAGGATGGAGTAAAGCCCGTACTTGGTCTTGTCCGGCTCTTTCAAGCGATGCTGCTTTACCCGTTCCTTGCCGTTGGCAAAATACAAGTTATATTTCTTCGTCAGTTCCTTACAGATGCGTGTGCTACGTATTCGCTCGTTGCGGTCGCTGATTGTCCTGCCATTATTGGCGATACGGTTGAACGCTATATGCACGTGCGGATGCTCCTTGTCGAAGTGGCGCACGATGAGAACCTGCGTGTCGGTTATCCCCATTTCCTTCAGGTATTCCAACGCTATTCCTGCCATTGCGCGGTCAGTCAGGCGGTGTTCGTCCTCCTTGGAGAAAGCCAACGAAATGTGTCCGACAGGCTTTGTAACCTTTGGATTCATCTTCGATTGTGCCTCGAAGCTCATGGCTATCGTGTCCTTGTCCTCGGCAAACAGACCGTCACAGACAAGGATTTTAGCATCCTTTCCATTGTCAAGAATGTAGTTTACCACACCCTTGAAACTGCTTCCTTTTACGATTTTAGCTATCATATCCGGCTGTCATAAGAGGATTAAATTCAGCACTTCTTCGATACGTGCCACGAGTATGTGGCACTCCATCCTCACCATGACGAAGCCTGCGGCGTTCGCCTTGTGTGCAAGCTGGTTCAGGTTGTTCGCCATGCCGCAGAGTTGGCGGACATAGGCTGTATGCTCCGGCGTGAGCCGTTCCTTCACCTGCCCGTCCCTCATGCAACGGCGCAAGAACTCCCCGGCGGATATGCCTGCGCTTCGTGCCTTGCCTTTCAGCGTATAGTAGTCTGATGTCGCCATCTTCACCGTGAGGCGGTATTTCAGCTTATCTGCCGCTCCCTTCTTGGGGCGACCTCCCTTGTTTCTTCTTACTGTTTTTTGCTTATGCTCCATACGTTTGTTACTGTTTATAATACAGATACCCATTAGACCAACGGGATGCAGCTCTCCACGGAGTTCATGAGTGGGAGCAGGCGGTTTCGGTATGCCCGAAACACAAACTTGCTCCCCTCAAAACTCCGTTGGATTGGTTCAGAGTAACTCTATTCCTAACATCCTCGGTCAGTCCCTTAATTTTCAGAGTTTACGCCATGCCTCGATGTCCTCCCCGTAGGCGGCAAGATGCTGGCGTGCGATGTTCTCCACCAGTCCCGACACGCTCATCCGCCGCTCTCCGAACATGCGGACGATGCGGTCAAGAGCATCGCGCGTGGTGCGGCTAAGAAATACGGGCTTGCGGTCTTCGATGGTCGGAACAGTGAGGAAAGCTTCCTTGTATTCCTCCAGCGATGCCCGTCGTTGCTTGCCGCTGATGCGGCGTACCACCTGCGGAGTTTCATCCGTCTGTTCCGGCACGGCTTCACCTGTTTTTTCCTGCACAGCCCCACTTGCCTGCTCCTGTGTGTCGGCAGGCTGGGGTTCCGGCTTCGGGGTTTCCATACTCGGCTTGCTGCCTAAAAAATCCTGCAATGCTGCATCCATACTTTGGCTGCTTAAATTCTTCTTCATACTTGTTTGAATTAAATGTTTAACAATGTTGGTCGTTGTGCACACATTTGACCGATTATCGGTCGCAAAGGAAACGCCTGTATTGCAGGCAGTCAAACGAATGGATTGGCTGTGGCAACAATGTATGGTTTTTGCACTTTACACATTGCCTGAACGGTTCAGACTGCGCCGTTTTGCCATTGTACATGAAACAGGCATTGGGAATTTTAAGGGCTTAAATGGAGTAGCCGGGACGGATTTAAGGAAATGCCCTTTGAGAACCCGAAGAACGCCACAGGCTACCACACCGATGCCAAATGCTGCCACGCAAGTGCGAAGCGGTCGGATTATGCCGGACTTCGCTTTTCTTTGCACTACGGACGCTTGGAACAGCCATTACAGGTCAGGTGGATAACGCCACTCCCGACCACTTGCTGCCACAAGCTGCCACCGGACTGCAAATCCATTGTTCCATGCGGACAACGGATTTACTTTGCAGACAAAAAGAAGAACAAACAGTAAATATAATGAGTATGGAAGTAGTAATCATTTCAAAAAGCAAGTATGAAGAAATGGTCGGCAAGCTCAACCGCCTGTCCGACCGGGTGAATGAAATCCTCCGCAAGAGGGAAGAGAAACGGCTCAGCCGTTGGATGGACAACCAAGAGGTCTGCCAACAGTTGCGCATCAGTCCGCGCACCTTACAGACCCTCCGCGACAACGGCACGCTGGCGTATTCGCAAATCGGACATAAGATTTTCTACAAGCCGGAGGATGTGCAGCGCATCGTCCGGCTCGTGGAGGACAGGCGTAAGGATGCAGCCTATCGTGGCTGTAGCATCTAATCAGACAATAATATGTATAACCACTAAATCCACTGTAAATTATGAACGACTTGATTCTTGCCGACCGTGAACTGGATGTCGGCTTCATCGGAAAGCTGGATGCCTTGTTTGAAGGCATCGAAAGAATGGACGCAAGCTGTAAGACTTCACCAAGTGATGAACAATTCCTGACGGACAAGGAGGTGTCGGCATGGCTCAAGGTGAGCCGACGTACCTTGCAAGACTACCGTAACAACGGGATGGTGTCCTACTACCAATTAGGTGGAAAAATTCTGTACAAGGAGTCCGACATCGAAAAGATGGTGATGAACGGCTACAGGAACGCATACCGTTTAGAAACGTAAATCTGGATGTACAAAAACAAAGAAAGCCGATGGTCGGACAATTCACTTGTCGACATCGGCTTTCTTTGTGTAATGTTATATCCTTTACAGCTAACACGTACACCGTGGGCTGGCTACGGACAGCGAAAAGAACAAATTTACAGGCTTTTCACGACTTGCTGTGTATAGCCTTTCCACGATGAACTTTCGGAAAGTCATTGCCTCGCGGCTTCGCAATCTGAAAGCCACGGCAATCACCATTTCAAGGCTGTACACGTTATAGCGAATCCTGCCGTCCTGCCTGACGTGCCGCACCGTTTCTTCTTCCAGCAACTCCATGTTTTTGTAGATGGCGTGTACAGCCTTACGAATGTGACAGCCGAACACATTGAACGCATCGGACATTTCCTGCTGCGTCATCCACACGGGAGCGGTCGGCATCGTGACCGCCCCGTTTTCAGTGATTGTGATTATTCCTCTTTCCATGTCCGCATCATTTTTCATTGTCTGAATTCCGTTTACATTCCTTTTTCCAACCGCTGTAATTGCCGCATTTGAATACACGCGATGGCATCCCGTCATCAGGCAGGGAAAACTTGCCTTTGGTGGTTTCGGACAGTACAGCCAAGTCTTGACTCACCTTTTGGTTGGTGATTTCTGCATAGATTTGCGTGGTGCGTATCGAGGAATGCCCCATCATCCTGCTGACGGTTTCTATCGGCACGCCGTTGTTCAGGCAAATCAAGGTTGCGAAGGTGTGGCGGGCGGCGTAGTAGGTAAGGTGGCATCCCAAATCGCATTGTTCGGCAATCATTTTCAGGCTGCGGTTGAGGTTTCCGGTGATTGGCACATAAAACAGCTTACCGTCCTTACCTTCGCCACGATACTTCTCAATGATGCGCAAGGGTATGTCCAGCAACTTGATATGGCATTCCGCCTTGGTCTTCTGACGGGCGATGTGAATCCACTTGCTGCCGTCCTCCTTCGTGATGATGTTGTCCTCTGTCAAATTCGCCAAGTCAGCCCTCCCGATGCCCGTGAAAGTCGAAAAGACGAACAAGTCCCTCGTGTGGCACAATCTGTACGTTGGGAGTTTCGCCTTCAACAGTTTCTCAAACTGCTCGCCCGTCAGGTAGCGGTGGTTCACCGGGACTTTCTCTATCTTGTGCCCTGCAAACGGGTCGCGTTTGAGGATGTGCTTTTTCAAGGCAAGCCGCGTCATCTTGTGCAGCAGGATGAGATAGTCGTTGTAGGCCGACACTTTCAATTTCAACACCGTGGAAAGGTAGAACGTGAAGTTTGTCATGAAGCGCATGGTCAGCGAGCGCAACGGGATGTCCTCCATGCCGTACTTGTACTTCATGAAATTGTGGATGTGCTTGCGTGTGGTCAGGTACCGGATATAAGTGTGCCTTGTCCTGTCGATGCCCACACGTTTGGCGTATTCCTCATTATGTTCGTCCATCAATGCGAGCAGGGTCTCTTTTACCTGCGACTTGCCCGTTACGGCGTTCTTGATGATTTCTGCCGAAACGAAGCCGTAAATGTCCACGTTCTCCTTGTAGGCGGCACGGGCTTTGGCTTCCAATGCGGACAAGGCATCATTCAACCGTACCAATTCCTTTTTCTTCTCGCCTGCAAGGTTTTCCTTGCGTCCGTCAGTGGAAGCCCTGCTCGTATCAGCGTCCCAATACGCAGGCTCGACTTCCAGCCCCGTGGAATACTGGTTGACCTTGCCGTCAAGGGTAATACGTCCCATGACAGGGCATTTTCCGTTCTTTTTCAACTTCTGTCGGTTGATGTAAAATAATAGCTTGAACGTGCTGCGCATGGCCTATCCCTCCATCATTTGTTTGATGACCACCGCCTGTTTCCAACTTGGGTTGACCCTGCGCCGGGTGATGTCCTTATGAATCGGGGAAGGAGCCGAATCAATCCCGTACAGGGTGAACTTGCCTTCGATGGCTTCGCCCAGCCTGTCCACGTCACGGTCTATCTTGTCCTGCGTGACTTTCGCGTACCGTTGAGTGGTCTTTATATGCTTGTGCCCCATGATTTTGCTTACCGTTTCGATGGGTATTCCTTGTGATAAACAGATTATGCTGCCGAAGGTATGTCTGGCACAATGGAATGAAATCGGGCGGTTGATGCCGCACATTACCGACATTTTTTTGAGGTGGCGGTTCATGCTCTCCTTTGTGAGCATGGGCAACAGTTTCCCGTTGGCATCCATGTCCCTGTATTTCTCCAATATGGCGAGTGGTATCTCCATCAGCCTGACACATTCGGGAGTGCCCGTTTTCAGCCTTTCTGTATGAATCCACAGGCTTCCGTCCTCCGCTTTCACGAGGTTCTTCTCCGTCAACGCCCTCATGTCGCAGTAGCAGATGCCAGTCCAACATGAAAACAGGAACATATCCCTCGTGAAGTTGCGGTTGGGCGTGTCGTAGGTCATGTTGGCGAACTTGGCCAGTTCCTCTTCCGTAAGGTACATCTGCTTGAACTCCGGCTTTTGCGGACTGTAACCCTTGAACGGGCTGAAAGGGATGGTGCCACGGAACACGGCAAGCATCATCACGCATTTCAGGCGGTTGATATGCCCGACTATGGTCCTTGGCTTGAACCGCTTGACGGTGCGCATGTACATGTCGAAATCCTCGATGAAAGTACTGTCAATCTGCTTGACGGGCATATCCGAAAGACGGTACTTGTATTTCAGGAACACGGCAAGGTGGCGGTAAGTGTTCGTGTACTGGTAATAGGTGTTCACGGCGCGGTTCACGCCCACGCGCAAGGCGTAGTCGCTGTTGTGTTCCTCAAACAGCTTCATGATGGTGTCCTGCGATTCAGCCTGACCTTGGTAGGCGTTCTTCACTTCCTCTGCCGAAACAACCTCCTTGATGTCTTTCAGTTCGTTGAACCGTTGGCGGAGTAGAAGCAACGTGCGTTCAATCTCTCGGTTTGCCATGACCGCCATCCGGCTCTTGCCCGTACATCGTTGGGAAGTGGCGTTCCACAGCTTCACGTCCACCTTGAACTTGCAGGAGAACTGCGCGATGGAGTTGTTCTTTCCCCTGACGGCTATCCTGCCCATGAGGGGCGACCGTCCGTCCTTGTCCTGTCCGCTGCGCTTGATGTAGAGCAGCACTTTCATTTCTGTCTTCATTGCCATAACTTTTTTGGTTGCAATATTAGTGATACATTGCCGACCGACAGAATTGGAAACGGGGCAGAACGGCGCAAACGGAACGGACGCTGTTAAATCTGCGGATTTGAAGCCCCTGTCGCACGTATAATGCTTGTTTACAAGCATTAGGAACGCTGTTTTTCAGGCTTCAGGCAGGTAGCGGAACAGGTAATGACTTGGTAGCGGAAACCTTGCATTATCCTGCCTTTCCCTGCTGTTTGGCTGTAATGGCAAACAACTGCAAAACCGCTTGTTTACAACGGGTTGCGTTTGATTCTCTTCATTCCTATCCCCCTTGCTTAGATGCTTCTTTCTTGCTTCACGGGTTTGGCGTATTCGGACGTGAAGAACCTCACCGTCGACCGCCTGCAAACATTCTTCGACGGCAACCTGTGGATAATCACCCGAAGAAAGAAGACCAACACCGAATCAAACATCCGCCTTTTGGACGTTCCCAAGCGTATCATCGAAAAGTACAAGGGGCTGGCAAGGGACGGTCATGTTTTCCCCGTTCCGAGTAACGGAAGCTGCAACAAGATACTCAAAGATATAGGCAGACAATGCGGCTTCAAGGTACGTTTGACCTACCATGTGGCACGCCACACGAACGCCACGACCGTACTTCTGTCGCACGGCGTACCCATCGAAACGGTGAGCCGCCTTTTGGGACACACGAACATAAAAACCACCCAAATTTACGCCAAAATCACCGCCCAGAAGATAAGCCAAGACATGGAAACCTTGTCGCACAAGTTGGAGGATATGGAGAAGAATATCTGCCGAGCCATCTAATTAAAAACAGAATCCCGATGAAAGAAGAAAGGAACATTATCACGATGGACGGGCAGGGCAATATCTCCCTGCCGAGCGATATAGGTGCAACCGCCATGACCGAGCGGGAAATCTGCGAACTGTTCGGGGTTATCGCCCCGACGGTTCGGGCAGGGATAAAGGCACTCTGCAAAAGCGGAGTTTTGAGCGTATATGACATAAAGCGCATTATCCGCATATCGGACAAATACAGCGCGGAGGTTTACAACCTCGAAACGATAGCCGCCCTCGCTTTCCGTGTTGAATCGTTCGGGGCGGCGAAAGTCCGCAAAGTGTTGTTGGAAAGGATTATACACGGGCGAAAAGAGAAAACGAAGGTATTCGTGTCGGTTGTTTCGGACGGCAAGCCCAACAGCCGTTGGAAAGCATGATGATATATCAACATACCAACATGCAAACATATCACTATGGTGATATATATTGCAGGTTCTATTCCTCTTTTCAGAGGAAAGCGGAGCAATCATTTCCGTTTACAAAGGCAAAGCAAGCACGGGGCTTTATGTCGGCTAAAAGGTCAGGCGGCTGCGCCGTTTCCCGATAAATCTTCCTCTCGCTTCGCTGCGAGCGTATTTATCGGGAAAACCTTGTATCCGACCGCCCCGCCACCCACCGACCGAAAGGGAAAAAATAAGGGTGGGGTTATATGGGTAAGCAGACGGCAGGGATAGCCACCGCAGAAAGGCAGACGGACGGTACGCCGCAGGGTATTTACGGAGAAAATACCGTAGCTTATTAGGGAATTTTCCGAGCCGCAATACTACGTATCGCTGAAAATTCCCCAATAAGGCAAGGGGCAAGCCCCTCTGCACACCCCATCGGGGACGGCATTTGCCGCCCCTGAAGATACAAAAAAATCATTGTTGCACAAGCCAAAAAAGAAAGGAAGAATATATGGGTTTCGTAGTTTTACACATGGAAAAGGCGCACGGTTCCGACAGCGGGACGACCGCCCACATAGAGCGTTTCATCATACCCAAGAACGCTGACCCCACACGCACGCATCTAAACCGAAAACTCATCGAATATCCCGAAGGAGTGAAAGACCGTTCGGCGGCTATCCAAAGGAGGCTGGAAGAAGCGGGACTGACACGCAAAATC